GATGTTTGAGCGTTCATTACCTACGGGGTTGTTGATGGATTATGAAGTAGGGGGTACGGAGATTATTACGATCATGATCCGCAACCTAATGCAGGAAGTCGCGGATAAAATTGCATTGCAGTTGATTCAAGAATAAACCGCTATGACACCCTTAACGACCCTTGAGCGCGGCGCGAAGATTCGCCGGATCAACACCCTGATGTCGGCCTGCCGCCTGATCCCGAATCGGGAGGACATCCTGGCGCTGTGGGATGCCCGAACCTACGACGAACTGACGGACGAGGAGATCATCCAACTTCAGGGCTTCATGGAACTGGCCCACCGGACGAAGACAACCCCGGCCCCGGACAACATCCGGCGGCTGCGGTCTCAGGTCTTGGCCCATATGACAAAGATCGGCATGTACGCCTCGCCCGAGGACTGGCAAAAGGTCAATCGGTTTCTGCTTCAAAAGCGAATATGCGGGCAGTTGCTTTATATGCTCGATGCCGGGCAGTTGCAGGCGCTGGTGCGCAAGCTGCGGGCCATCGGCGACAAGAAGCCTGCCATGACCTCGCGGCCTTCGGTACAGGTCACGCCGATCTACATCTTTCCTGACTGCGGCCCTACCGTGGTGAACTGACATAAAAAAGCCCTGCAATATTGCTATCACAAGGCCCGACCGCTACAAAGATAGTCAATAATTGCAGAAAATGGCGTACAACAACAAAAATCACATCCGAAAGCGCGAGCATGCGGTGCTGATCACGCGGCAGTATTACGAGCCGGGGCGGCAGGATCGGTGTCTGAAATGGGTTTGGAAAAAGTACATCCGCGACCTGTTTCACGTCGAGTATGCCACTTATCTGACCTGGCTTCGAGAAGAACGCAAACGAACACAGCAGGACATCCGACAACTAACCTTATTCGATTGAACAGCCCGACAGGATCACTGCCGGGCTGTTTCGTTATGACCGTTCCGTGGTGATGTCGACAGCGACGCCTACGGCCTTTTTCCGCGGCTTGTATGCCGCGTTATCCGTTCCGCCAAACCGGAACTGCATGATATACTCGCGGATCGCGTCCTCGCGCTTGGCACGTCGCAGGGATATGCGCGTAAGCCCTGAGAAACTTTCGCCGCTCAGACCTTGCAGCCTGGTGTAGATCATCCGCAGCAGGGCGAACATCCGAAACTGTTTTTCCCGGTTGGGTGCCAGGGCCGATATGTTTACCGGATCGAAGTGTGCGACACGCAGGGTCAAAATGGCATCGCCGCGCTGTACCTTGTGCGTAAGGTCGGAGAACTGCGCCTCTTCGATATCGAACAGCACGCAGGGGAAGTTCACGGGCGGACGTTCGTTGTAGTAATCCAACTGCCCCCAATCCTCAGACACGTAGGCGATGTTTTCAGGGATTAATTCCAGGAGCCTGTCCTGTGTGGCAATCAATACGTCTTCAATCATTTTAAAGGCTTTTAAATGGTGTCTTATCGGGGTTGCAGGGCTTTTGCAAGTTCCCGGAAGGCACTCTGCATATCTTGGTGTATGACCTCCCGTGCCACCTGGCGGATGTGGGGATGGTCGCCGATGATCTGCCGCTGCGGAATCGTGATCGTGTCTTTCTTCGTCAGCGCCAGGCTGCGCCAGTACTGCGCCTTTGCCGACAGCATCCTGTTGCGCTGGGTGTTGTTGGCCTGCCGCTTTTTGACGGAGTAGGTCATGCCTCCGGCGTTCTGGTAGTACATGGCCCAAAAGAATTTCCGCATCCGGGGTGTGATCTTGATCTTTCCGCCCCGGTTGTGCAGCCCCATGTAGGGCGTGTCGGTCGAGAACTGGACGCCGTTCTGCAAGATGGTTCCCCGGAAACTTTTTCGCCCGCGTCCCGAAGCCTGCAACAGCGATCCGCGTCCACCGGGATAGGATCGTTCCGGCCAAGGCCGATCGAAGAAGGCCCGCCGCTCGAAATTGCGGTCGAACTCGTCGAGCAGTTCGACCTTCAGGTCGGTTAATATCTTCCGTTTGAGGTTGCGCAGGTTGCTATTCATCGCTATCGTGTTCGTCGGCCATGTCCTCGATCTTCTCGCGGGCCTGGGCCGACAGGTTGTAATACGGGTGATGCTTTGGGAACACGACCTGCTCCTTACCCGGATTGAATCGGAACATTTCGGCCCGGTTGCGGCCCTGGCTGTCAAAGTCGGTAGTGGCTTCACGCCCAAGTCGCAGCGCCGTGTCTTGGTCGGTATAGTCGTATTTACCCTTACGTACCTGTACGACGCGGCAGCGGCATTTCCATCCGTTCGGGGGCATGATCTCCGCCCAACACGGATCGGACTGCGGGCGGGTCAACCCCTCGAGCATGGCATGCGCCGGGCGTACTTTGCCGTCATTGGCTGTGCGGTACTGAAGATCGTACCTGTCGCCGTCACGCTCGATCTCGGCCCATTGTGCTGCTGATTGCGCGGAATGTACGGCGAACTCCTGTTCGGCTTCCAGGTAACGCTCGTTGTATTCGGGGTGTATCTGTTTCACCTCGTTGTAGAACTTGCGGAACGGCTTGATCCGGCCCTGGTCGTCACGCAGCAACTGCGCGGCCTCGCGCAGTTCGTGGTAGGTCTTGCAGCCTGAAAATACGAACACATCGCGCCCGAGCTTGTCAGTCATTTCTGCCGGAATGTCGGCATCCTTCAGCCCGATATCGACCCCTTCCATCAGGGCGTCGGTTATTTCGTCGATCAGCGTCCGGATCGGTTGATCTTCGAGCATGTCAGGATTGAAGTCCCCGGTCTTTTGCAGGTGCTTTGCGGCGTTTCGGAATGTCGACAGGCGCACAGTATGTTTGCGGCCTTTGCTGCCGTTGGCGGCCAGCGTCGCCGAATCCTTCAGTCCGTAAACCGCCGCCAGTCTTTCGTGCAGCCCCCTGTATGAGATCAGGGGGCTGTGGCGAAAAAATCGACTTCGCGGGGTTGTGCCGACAGTGTCGTCGATAGCTGCCCCGGCAAGGTAAACGCCTTATCGGTACAGTCGATGCCGAATTTCTCCTTGATCCATTCATTGGGCACGTCTTTGAATTGAAGTAGCTGCACGACCATCGACCACAGTTTTTCGATGTCTTCTTCCTGTTGCCAGGCGAACGTGCTGCCGGGTTTCAGGATGCCGATGCGTACCAGGGCCGGGATCACGGTCGAGTTCCAGTAACCCGCTACCATCTTGCGCAGTGCCAGGACGATTTTTTCAAACAGGCGGATGCTGCTCTCCTCTTTCGAGCGGTTGCCGTTCACGGTGTCCTGGCCCATAACGACCCCGTTCATCAGCAATGAAACCGCCTCCTTGCATACGGATATCAGATTGCTGTAAACGTCGCCGTTCGTGTCGGCACCCTTTGCGAACTGAAACTCCTCCGTGCGGTCGATGATGAAATAGGCCGCCGCACCCATATCGCGCAGCATGGCCTCGGCCCGGTCGAGCATGGCGGGGTCTTGCGTATCGGTTTTTATAAACCGGGGCGGGATGCCGTATATCTCGCAGAGTTCCGACCAGCAGGACTGCGCAAAACGCATGAACAGCACATGCGGCACAGCCTTGTTCAGCAGCCCGTAGTCGTGTTCTTTGCCGAACTCCAGGAGCCAGGTGCCGAACTCGCGGACTTCCCGGTACTTGATGCCCTTGCTGTCGTCCTCGCGTAACAGCAACAGGCCCTTTTCGGGTATGACGTTCTGCCGGGGCAACAGTGTGACGGCGACAGGTTCGGTGCCGCTGTCCGTGGTCGTAAGTTCCACGAGCGTGTGGCCGTACATTGCACTGTTGAGAATATGCGTGTTCAGGGCTGTAACCCAAGATGCGGCATTCAGCGCCGCCGTTGCTTCGTCGTCGACCTCTTGGTTGACCTTGATGTCGAACGGTGTCGACAGGACAGTCTGATGCCGTAGTTCGATCTGTGACGTGAGGTGTGCATCGAGCATGATGTCCTCGTAGAGGTTCATCAGTTTGGCCCGACGGGGGTTGTCGACGCTGTCGGCCGAGCGCAACGCCGAGCGCCATGTCGCAATATCCGTGCGGGTGCGCGAAATGGTCTTCGGTATGATATTGCGGATATACCCCTCGCGCCGCTGCGCCGTTTTCGGTGTCCCGGCTTTTGCGGGCAAATTAGCGGCCTTTGCCGTAGTGCCGTGTATTTTCCCGTCTCGCTTCTTTTTTTGCATTGTGCGAAAGATTAAAGGGTGTTTAAAGGGTGTTTAGTCGTCGAAGCCGTGACAGAATTTGCGGCGGCTTCCCATGCGGGCCGTTATCCGCACCTGGCCGTCCTCGGTCGTGCGCAGTGGCAGGTCGGGGGCCAGGGGCTTGTCGGTGCCTTTCAGTCCCGCGACTTTCTCGAGCCAGTCGATCGCGGCCCTGCGGTATTCGCTGACCTGCTCGAAGATCAGATCGGTATTTGCCCGACGGCAAAGGTTCCATACCGCGATGTTCTTGCAGTGTTCGAGCAGCGTTGCATGGCGGTCGTCACCTTTTGCGGAGAAGATCGCTTCGCAATCATACTTGGCATTCAGGTAACTCTTTGCTTCGTCGATAGCCGCCAGGATCGCCATGCGGATCGTGACGGCGCTCGTGGTGATGCTTTGCAGTTGATACTCGCAGATCGCCGTGTACAAGTCCTCTTTCTCGATAAACATGGCTTACAGGTTTTGATATTCGCCGATCGCATCGAAGCAAGGGCAGGCTTTCATCCACTCCCACGGCTCGATGATCCCGTCGCCGTTCAGGTCGGGCGAGAAATCGCGGTGCCCGCAGATCATGGCATCGGGGAACTGCTCCCGAAGTTGCTGCAACAGGTAGAACAGCGATGCCTTCTGTTCCTCGGTGCGGGTGTCTTTGGGGTTGCCGTCGGCATCCAGTCCCCCGATATAGCAGATGCCGATGCTGTTGGCATTGCTGCCCTGGACGTGCGCCCCGATCTCGGCGATGTCGCGGCCCTTGCGGATTTCGCCGTCGATCTCGATCACGTAGTGGTAGCCGACCTTGCGGAATCCGCGCTGACGGTGCCAGCGGTCGATGTCTTCGATGCCGAACGGCACCCCTTCTTTGGTTGCGCTGCAATGCAGCACGATGTACTTGATTTGACGCATATTTGTAGTGTTGATTAGTATTTGCGGTTTGCCCTGTGTCCCACGCGATAGGTGCCCTTTGCCTGTCGGAACACGGTATTGAGTTTCGATAATGCCCCCTCGGCGGCATCGGGGCCATCGACGGCAGCGCCGCCGCCTTTCTCGAACGCGAGGTACTGATCGACGAGTTCCTGAAAATCCGGACTGTCGCGCTCTTCAATGTTGAGCCACACGTTACGCCGCTCGAAATAGGACTGTGTCGCTTCGATACGATCGTACTTATCGCCCTTGGGCCGTTTGTCCGCCTTGACAGGGATGTAGTAGCCGCGCGCATCGCCCTCGCTGTCGAAGTCGTTTACAAACTCGTCCATCGCAAACAGGCCTTCGATCCAGTAGCGGACTTTGCGGCAGTTGCGCAGTTCGGTGTTTTCGTACAGATCATAGAGCCACTTCGCCAGGACGGTGCGGGACTGCTGTCGCAGGAAGCAGTAAATGATGTGGAACTCGCGGCCCGTCTTACCGATCAGGATCATACCCTTGTGGCAAGCCTGTGACTTATAGGAAAGGTCGCCGTAAAACACCAAGGCATCGTACTCGTTCAGCGGCAGCATCTTCTTCCACTGCATGTCCTCGGTTTTGAAGACCTTGCCGTCCTCGACATGGATGTGCATGTATTCGCGCATGAACGACCGCGAAGGGATGCTGCGGAATTTCTTGCGCCAGTATTCTGCCGAGGTTTTCTCGGGCCAGTTCGGCTCGAATGTCGTCAGGTCTTTCACGGCGGACACGGTCAACACCCGGTGTATCGGTTTCTCGCCCTCCTGACGTGATTTCTCCGCCAGGATTTTAAACTGTTTTTTCAGGCGGTTTGTGATACTGTTTTTATGGAAGTTATTGTTCGCATATACGAAGCGGCGGGTCGATCCGTCGGCCTCGTCGAAGCAGCCCATCAGGTCTTCAAAAATCCATTCGACCGCTTCGCGCATCATACGGTCGTTATTGACATGGCGGCGGGTGTCGACATCGTCCACGGCAATGTAGTCGGGACGTTGTTCTTCTTCACGCACTCCGCGCGGGTCTTGTCCGAAGCCCAGGGCCGTAAAGCGCACGCCGTCGGATGTCAGGAACTCGCCCGACGACCAGTCGCCCTGCTTGTAGCGACATCCGTAGTCGTTGATCAGCCGCTTATTGAATACGAGTTGCGCCTGGCAGGCGGAAAGCAGTTTGTGCGCCTTGTCCTCTGTTTCACCGATCAGCAGCATATAATGCAGTCGCCCGGTGAACATCAGGTAAAGCGGGATTCCCATGTCGACGTGTACGGACTTCGCACCGGAGCGGTAAATCTCCCACAAGGCCATGATCACGTCGTTGTTGATGATCTGCTGCGCACCTTCGCGGTGAAACCAGGCGCAGGGCACTTTCGCATAGTTCGGAAAATAGTACTCGAACCAACGGACATAATCCTCCTCGAGCCATTTTATGCGGGCGATCTTGTCCGCCAACGGCTCGTGAATGTCGACGACCGAGGCTTTTGCGATGCGTCGGCAATGCTCCTCGTAGTTATCGAGAAGTTTCTGAAATTTCTTGTCGATCTCTGCCATATGGCGCTACTTTAAAGAATCGACTTGCGCCCGGTGTGCAATGAACATGCGGTGTAGATCGGTTTGTCTGGCGATCTCCTGCGGGGCAACCTCGGCGATGAAGTTGTCGACCTCTTTCAGCACGGTGATCACCACCGTCAGGGGCACCTTGCCGTCGAAGTATTGCAGTGCCTTGGCG